ATCATATTTATCTTCAGGGATTGTTACATAATGATCTTCAAAAAGACCTCTCATTCCTTCAAGGAATGATTCGGTCATTTCAGTCTTGAGACCGTGTTCAACTGCGAGTGCATTCTCCTGAATCCACTCATCAGCAACATACTCAAGGTATGCATCAACACGCTCTTCTAAACTTTCTTTAATTAATCCGATTTCTTCTACAAGTGCTTCTTCATAAGCAACTTGGAGATCTTCTTTGATTTCAGAAACTCTAGAGCGAATTGCTGCTTCAAAGATGGTGCGTGCTTTTTCTTGGAACTCTTCAGAAAGTTCTTCACCAGCAAGGAGAGCATTGACATCTTCATCGATGTCAAACTCTTCCTCCATTTTTTTCTTGCCCTTTTTCTTACCACCTTCTTCGTCTTCTTCGTCTTCTTCGTCTTCGTCTTCTTCGTCTTCTTCGTCTTCTTTAGCAGCTTCTGCTACTACTTCTTCATCATCTTCAGTTTCTTCGATTTCTTCTTCATCGACGAGTTCTTCTTCCTCTACTTCTTCCTTAGCCATAGTGTGCATAGGTTCTGCTGCTGCTGCTTTAGCATTAACAACATCTCTAACTTGAGCAAGAATTGCTGCGGGATCTTTAAGTTTTGCTGAATCGTCATCTGGACGATAATTATCTACTGTAGGACCACCCAAATCTTCCCAACCACCAGTCTGACCAGCAGGAATACCTGTGGATAATTTTTGCATTGGTTCGGCAGGTGCAGCCCCTTTGGTTACTACGTTTTCCATTTCTTGTAAATTTCTACCAACGGACATTTTTAGATTGATTGTTTTATAATCTATATTTATTTATTAAATTATAAATTTGAAAGAAAATTATTAAATAAGTTTAATTTATGTTCTTCCAAAATTTTCTGATCAACTAACGTATTTATTCTACGTTTTGTAGATTCTGCTAGTTTTTCGCGAAGGATTCCACCTTCCCAAACCCATTCTTTACCTTCCATAATTCCCTGAACAAATGCATCAGGAGCAGAAGGATCGGCAACGATATCAGCAGCAGTTGCTAGCATGAAATCTTCACCTACAATTTTATGACCTTCATTAGTCATTTTTAATGAACCAACACCACGAGAAGAAACACCAAGACAAACACCTTCTCCAATGAGAGATTTTGCAATCTTACCCATCGGGGTTTCGAGAAGTTGTGCTTTACCTTTAAAGTTAGTTCCCTCGCAAGTGAGCGAAATGATCTTATGAGAAACGCGATCAAGATTTACTGTTGGACCATCTGGGTGTCCAAGTTCACCTAAAGCACGTCCCTTGCTAATGAAAGATTCTGTATATCTTTTTACTTCACGGGATAGAGTATCCATTGGATACATTCTTCCGTTACGATTGCAAATATCTCCTTGAAGGAAAATTCCTTCAATATACATTTTCTTTTGGGAACCTTTTCCTTCGGTAATAAATTCTACTTTTGATACTTCTTCTGTGATTAGTTTCATTTGTTTAGTTAGTGAATCCTACTTTTGCACCCAAAACAGCAGCGTTTGAGGAATAAACGCAATATGCTGGTAATTTTTCTAATAATTCTGTTTGAGTCCTCATTAATGTAAAAGAACCGATAACACTTCCGCTTTGAGTTTCAACGACAGTAATTACATAATCATTAGTAGTTGATGTATTAACTAAACGAACAACTGTTGCTGCCGTAAAGCTAGTTGCCGTTCCAGTTGTTGTTGGAAGTGCAGATTCTTGCCCAAGAATTTTAATTCGTGCTGACATTATTCTTCTTCTTGATAATTGTTTTCACCATCATTATCAACTTCATCATTATCGCCAAATAAAGATGCTGCCACTTCTGGCCTCAAACCTTCAATTCTTTCACCTGCTTTGTTAAATAAAGCTGCCTTAATAGCATCAGTAATTTCCGATGGTGAAGCATCAGTAACCACCAAATCGATAATATCTTCCATAAAAGTAATTTATATATCTATCTTTTATTTATATTTCTGCTTTTTTAATATCTTTTTGTGTTTGTGCATTAGTTACTTGGCTTTGTTGATCAATATTTGGATCTTCTATTGGTTGACCTAAACTCATAGCTTCTTGATCAAATCCTTGATCAGTTTGTGGCAAAGGTTGACCTGTTACAGGATCAATTGTTGATGGGTCCGGAATAATTCCTTCCTCTATTTCTTTTTCAATTTGTTCATCAATTTCAATTATTTCAGTATCAGTTTGTCTTAAAATTTTTGATCTTACATATTGCACAGAATAATATTTTCCAATATAAGGTTCTATCGTTGCTAAAGTTGATAATCTATTATTCAATAATTCAGATTCCTTCAACTCTGCAAACTGATTATCATATAAGAAATCATATTGAATATGATCGCTAATTTTTTCCCAATCTTCTGGACTAACTACGTTTTTAAGAATAAGTTGCGTCTTAAGAATATCGCTGAACAAATTCGCAAAACGCTTTCTTAGACGTCCTACAAACTTTGCGAATTTTAATTCATCCCTTAATATTTCTGATGAGCGACCTAAATTAAATCCACCATCACTAGCGATTCTGGATTCTGGAACACCAAGTGCTCTATAAAGTTTTTTCTGAAAGTACTCAACATCAGAAAGTTCTCCCAAATTTTGACCACCAGGGAGAGTTGTAATCTCCGTACCCCTACCACCTTCTCTTCTTGGAAGCCAAAAATCTTCCATCATGGACATAAATTTACGATCATCCCGAACTTCACCAGTAGAAGCATCATAAACAAGTTTGTTCCTATATCTGGACATAACTTCTTTAAGATATTGTTCTGCCTTTACTTTTGGTAGATTTCCAACATCGATATAAAAAATTCTACGTTCTGGTGCTCTTGATAATCTATAAATTACAAGAGAGTCCTCAATCATGCGAAGTTGATTGAGTGCTTTAATTGCTTTATGTAAATATGATAAAACTGATCCTTTATTTCTATCAACTAAACCTGAGTTGATATAAGAAATAGAATCTTTGGCAATTTTAATTGATTTTTGACTTCCTGCTCCAGAAATCATTCCTGTTGGGTAATTTGGAACAGGAGTATACATGAAATATTCTTCAATTTCCGGATAAAACGCTTTTTGCGTTTCCCCAGACTTCATATAATTAAAAGTTTCTTTTTTACTAGTCTTTTTTTCTTGACGAATATACCGCATTTTCATGGGATCAATGTATCTTAATTCTTTGATCCCTTCTTCTGGTTTTTTAATATCAATAACTTTTAAATAATAAATTCTTCCATCAACATACCAATTTCTAAAAATTTCATGACATTTTTTGTCAAAATCAAGCATTTCTTTGATATATTTAAATTCTTCCCTAATAATTTTTTTTATTCTATCACTAGCATTTACATTTGATAATTCAATTTCTACTGGAGAATCATAAAGATCACTAACGATCGCTTCATTTACGACATCTTCAATGGCATTATCACACTCTGGGTGAATTGCCATTTCTCTATATCTTTTAATTAAATCATGTTCTGAACGATAAACACCCTCAATATCAACAGATTGACCATAAAAACCACTAGATATATAATTATCAACCCCGTCCTCATTAGTTTGAGGAACGGGGGAAATTATAGAAGGTGATTTACCTTTATCATCTTCAATAGAAAAACCAAAAAGTTTTGCCATATTATAATTTTATTGCTATTATGATCTATTTATCAGTTAATATTTTCCCCACCAACAGAACCTTTAACTGCTTCCCACCAAAGAACTTGGAGTTCAACACTAAATTCTTGGATTCCTTGAGCATCATATGAAAGTTCAATTGCAGAAACCTGAGTTGGGAACAAATCATACATGTGATATGTTCTTAGTGTAGACCCACTACGATCTAGTTGATATACAAAAGCATCTGATTGGTAAGATGCTGGATCTGTTAAACCAGTATTGTCAGATACTCTATTAATTACGTTCATCCATCTTTCAAAAGCTGAACGGATTGAGAAATCAGTATCGTTAATAACTGTAATTGACCAAGTATCAAAAGTTCTGTCGCCAGCAACTTTTAATTCTCTTCCTCTAAATGGAACAGAAATAGGAGTTACATTTGATGCTGGTAAATTTGCAGATTTAACTAAAAATCTTGCCTTGTCAAGAACAGTTTGGGAAGGTTGTGCTGCATCTGGAAATGATAAAACAACCTCAAAGAGATTTGAACGTGCGCCACCACCAGTTAGTTTACTTTTGAAATCTGTAATCTTTCTTAGTGGTGGTGGATTGATTTGAGTCCTAGTTGCCATGATTGTTAAACCTCTTAATTAAACGTTTCCGATTACTTCTTCAAAAGCAACACCAGTTCTGGTTGCAATAAAGGTTAGACCTATGAAGTTAATAGATCTTGCAGGTTTGATGTAAATGTCAGCAACAAATTCATTATTATCAATAACTGCCGCTGTGTTATTTGTTTCGTCACAAACAACAACATAATCAAAGATTCCTCGCTTAGATTGAACATCGCGTAAGAAAGGTTCAATAATATTTACGAAATTGGTTCTAGTAATTTCATCATTAAATTCGAACAGTTGATCTTTAGCTGCTGCAGAAATTGCATTTTCTAAGTAGATGAAAAGTCTACGAACATTGATACGATCAAATGCTGATGATTTTCCATATGCAGTTTTATCACCAAATAAAATAATGCCAGCACCAGGAGAGAAGATAACTGGATTAATTCTTGCAGAATACAATCTGTCTCTTTGTACTTTTCCTGGATTATATGCTAATTTAACTGCGTTTAGAATTGAACCTCTGGCAGTTCCTGCTGGCGAGAACCATGGGAACTGATTAATGTCATTTCTTGCACAGCATCCAGCAATATCACCATTAAGAGGAACATATCGGAATACATTAGAAAATCTATCATACATGTACTTATAACCACTATCAAGAATTCCATATGTTGTTGAAGTAACCGAAGCATAATATTCGATAACATTATCAGTAATTTGATCTTCAGAATTAAC